AGTGGCTGCAGCGTTGCAGCATTCACGAACAAATTCCGACATAGAAATGCCCTGCTTTTCTGCGGCATCCTTCCAACGCTGGTGGTCTGCTTCGCTAGCACGTACGAGTACTTGTTTTGCCGCTGGCTCACCAGGCTTTGAGCCTGTGTTGGTTGAGCGCGTCATGTCCAATGTTTCGGCAACTTTATCCATTGCTGCCTCAACATTGTCTGGCGTTTCGTTACTCATTTTCAATTACCTCTGCATCAATTGGTTGATTTAATTCGGCACTTTGCAGCATGCGCTGGTTTGACATATTGGAGCCTAGTATTTCTTGGATGGTGTCCTCTGGCAGTACGCCAGATTCTCCCATGATTTGGAGAAGTTTTCTGACCTCTTCCTCAGGGTTGAAAGCGTTTAGTGCGGCTGGGCGCTCTGCTCCAGCCAGGGTTGCGCGTATAGGGCTATTCCCTGCACCAGAGATGTCCATTTGGATGTTGACGTTGTTCTGCTCCATTCCAAGAAGTTTGGAACGCCTATCCATAATTGACAATGCTGTCTGAACTGCCTTCATATCGGGCTCTACTGCGACTTCGGTTCCGTCGTCCATCTTCACCCTGCGGTGTTGCGTGAGTGGCCAGATAGCGGACTGAAGTGCGTCTAGGCGCTCTAGTTCCATCCGTAGAACTTCGGGGTACGCCATTAGCGCCTCGGAGTTCATCTTTTGCAGTTGTCGGCGAATTGCATTACCTACGGCGCTGGTGGTCATATTGAACCTGCGCGCAATTTCTGCCTGAGTTACACCACTTTGGCGCATCTTAAAAATACGCAAATCGCGCTCTGCCAGAAATTCTTTATTTAGACCTTGCTGCGAGTTTGTCATCAGTCAACCTTCATAAATTCCAACACTTCAAATGGGAAGATTTTGCCTCTCTTCATCTTAGTTGGAAATTGGCGTAAATCTCGCGCCCCTCGGAAATGCTTGACATCGTAAACATACCCTTCGGTTGATGTCGGGTCTGGGGTGAGGGAAAGACCAAACTCTGGCCAGCGTGACCATACTGCTGAACCAAATGGTCGCAGGTCTCGTCCGCCGATTGAAGAGCCAAGTGGTGCGTGATGTTCTAGCCACATGGCGCAACCGTAGACCTCGCGGAGCGTGTCAAGGTATTTCGCTACTTCAATTGCGATGCTCTCGCTTGTGCGTCCACCGGGGTCAATAAACGATTTATAGAGCGGACCCATAATCAGCAACTGTGGTTTTGCATCCTCAATCGCTTCTTCAAGAATTGCCCTATCTGACGCTTTCAGTAGGTCAAGACCCGCTGGCTTAATAAGTAGATGAGCCTCCGCTTTGCGGACATGTCCGTAATGCAGTGCTGCTCCCATGATTTGCTTTGATGTACGGCGAATGATGCGTTCTGGGTTTTCTAAGTCAACAGTCAGCGTTCGTATAGGTGCAATCTTGGACATTGTGAATGGATGCAGTCCTGCCGCAGAGCAAAGGGCAATCTGTCGGGCAAGCATCGTCTTGCCAACACCTTCTGCTGCGACGACGATTACACGTTCGCCCTTTTCAATCAGTTGCGGGATAACCCAATCATAGGAATCGGACTCTGCTTCATTCAGAAAGTCCTGCCATACAACTAGACGTCCCTTATCTCCGACTTCTTGCCTATTCGTGGAGTTGAGAAGAAGTGATGCCCTGTTCAGTTTTTGTTCTAGGGAAATATCATCGCGCGTGAGAATTGCTTGCATCCCACGGAGAATCTCATCTGAAGCATCATCTGCTACAGGCAACTCTTCAGTATCGGTGAGTGTCTGTTCTTGCTGCTCGGGTTCGTTAAATTCCAACAGGTCATCCAGCCCGAGACCATGCTCAAGCATCTCGGATATATCTTTATGACCTTGTGGGGGTATGAACTTGGCAACTGTGCACCCCGCTGATTCAAGAGTGGAGCCGACTAGTTCAACGTGTTCTCGTCCAACGTCATCTCTGTCCGAAATGATGAAAACATTTGCCCCAGCAAGCGCTTCCGTGTGAATGTCCTGCCATTTGCCAGCGCCATTTGGTGGAGTCGTGGCGCAGAGCCCGAGCGCAACGAGATTGTCCGCATCTTTCTCGCCTTCTACAAGCCATATGATTTCTCCTTTTTGTTTAGCAAGCAACACTTCTGGAAGACGGTATAAAACCTTTGGTGTCTCCCCAAGATTGAAAATCCATTCGCCTGTATCTTTATTTGGACGACGTTGACGGAATGTTTTTTGCCCCCGCTCATTGACGAGACGTTGTTTCTGAAAGAGCAGTGTTCCGTCTGCATCGCGATAGTTGTACGTTGCGACGAGTGTTAGTTTTTCTTTCTTGGGCTTGTCTGCAAAATCGTTGCGTGGCGGGAAAAGAGAAGCCTTTTGGACACCCATTGCTTCACAGATTTCATCTACGTTGCATCCGCTGCCACGGTGACATGTGACGAGAACGCGACCGTCGTTTCCTTGACCGATTGAAAGCGAAGGGTTTGAGTCATCGTTCCTACATGGACAACGAGCAGACCAGTTTGAGCCGTTGTCACGGACGCCTTGGAGTCGTCCAAGGAAGTTTTCTACTTCTGGCGATGCTGCGCGATTCGTCATGGGCAGATACGTCCATTGGTTACCCATGCCTTGTATGTGTATGGCATTACCTCTGCGAACATTGTTTCTGCTGCGAGTGCATATTCGCGGATTTCTTGTTGTGCTGCTGGTGCTGTGCGCAATTCAAGGAAGTTCATTAGGGAGCGTGCGTTCACTGTCCAGTAGAACTCTGTGAAGATGTTGACTGGCAGGACAAGACGAGCCTGTTCTTTCGCAACACCCAGTTGAAGGAGATACAAGTACGTCCCATAGGCACGCTCGTTAGCGTCCGAAATGGCTCGGCGTGCTTCACGTGCATCGTTTTCCGATGTCTCAAAAATTGGCGTGTATTCATAGTTTCCTTGTTTACCCCTCTGCTGGCGAATGTCCTCAACGCGCGGTGTGTAGAAAGTGCTTGGCATCTCCGAGTATCGCGCTGAAAATTCGTTGAAAGAGCCAATTCGGTGTCTAAACCATTCACGCGCCACGAAGATAGGGCACTTAACGTGGAACCGAAAAGCGTTGTGTTCAAACGGCGTGCCATGACGCCAACGCATTAAATAGTTAATTAGTCCAATATCTTTGTCGCGTAGCGCGTCTGTGTCCTGTCCGAATGATACGCGAGCAGAGTTGACGACACTGAGGTCGTCAGCCATGTAGGCGTCAAGACGGATGAAGCCATCATTGATGTCTTGGTAGAAGTCGGGTTGTTCAGACATGTGATTTATCTTTCGTGAGACGACGCGACACGCGCCGAACTGTTGTGCTCTGCGAGGTTAGCGCACGCGGGGAGAGTTGCACACCGAGGCGACGACGAAGAAGTTCACGTTCCACCTCTTTCATGCCACCCCATATTCCATGCGTCTCATTTTCAAGTGCATATTGCAAACATTCTTTGGAGATGTTGCAAGCGGAACATATTGTGATGGCTTTCGCCATGTTGTCTTTGCTTGCGCGAGTGTTGTCTTCAGGGAACCACCAGTTTGTGGGATAACCCTTGCATGCGCCTTCGTTAGTAATTTCCAAATCCCGCCCCCTCTTTGCGTAAATGTTTAGCGTGAGAATATCAGCCACGCTTCAACGATGCAAATGGGGTTACTGTTTTTTTGCTACAACGTTTTTTGCGGTATAGATGTCAAGGAAAATATGAACGTACTGTGCTTCAAGTTTTCCTTCATCATCAACTTCCATCACGACGTCAATTGCTTCAGGTGAGCATGAAAGAAATGACGCAAGGGCTCCGCGAAGTTTTTGTATTTCAAGTTCCGCTTCAGCAATGTCATCCGCAACAACGTCTGGCGAATCTGGGAGTGGCTCAAATTCCTGCTTGCGTGGCTGTATTAATGCACGCAGTTCAACTGCCTTTGCTTCAGCGACGACACACAGGGTGCAGGCAATTTTTGGAGAAGAACTGGGACGTTTGCGTACGTCAGTATGACCGCATGCCAAACGATGTCGGTATTCAACCTTACCCCATGAGCCAGTCCGCTCAATGGATAGCACCTCGCGTTGGGGTGCGCTTTTCCTGTT